ATTTGTTCCTGTTTCAAAGATACAGTAATAAGTAGTATTGTCTCCACCGATACCAGCAGCAAAAGTTTCAAAACCTGAAACTGCTCCACCTAGTGTAAACGTACCTGTTCCAGTAGTCGAACTGGATTCTTTTACCCTATCGTTTAATTTAAACGCCATGTTATATTCCTATTACGATGCTAAACTTATAATTGCATTAGCTGGTGTTCCTGTTGCTGGGAATACTATTTTAAAGTCTCCGTTTGTAGCAGTCTTGGACCCACCAAAATCTAACACAACACATAACTTATCGCTATTGGTGTCATTGTATATTGCACCGAAAGCAGCTGTAAAAGTTGCACTAGAAAATGTTAAATCATCAAAATCAACGAAAGATGTAGCACCTGTTGTAACTGATTGGTTTTGTAAAACTAGACCAGTAGTTGTGTAGTTACTACCACCTGATGCACTAACTTCATTAGTAGTTGAGTACGCTGTGCTTGATGTATCGTATGGGTTAGACGTGTACAAAGCTAATTTAAAACTGTTTCCACCACTAGCAAAGTTATGCGTGCCAGAAAGTAGTTCACCTTTAAATGCATTTGGTATTACGTTTGCCATTTATTATCTCCTTATTATGGTGATGGTGATTGCAAAGGAGTACGAATAACACCATCTTGGTATTCGTCTCTGCGTCTACGACCCATTTGTTCGACCGCGTACGATTGTAAAGCTCTTCTGTAAGATCCTTCGTAGTATTGTAACATATCTGCGGGACCTTTCAAGTATCCATATGCTTCTACAAGACAAGCATATAAAAGTAAATCTTGATATTTATTTGAAATATACGTTCCATTTGTAGCTGCTGCAGCTCCTGTTGGTTGCGTAGTATTTGTTATACTAAAAGGTTGTTTTACATATGCTAATGTAATTTCATACTGAGCATTTGGTGTAGGTGCTACAACCCAAAAATTAGCGTCCCAGTTAGCATAATATTTAGGAATTCCTGATTGTGTTGCAGGAGTATCGTAGTAAGTTGCCATATAACTAGCATCTTTTTTTTCAAGAAAAGTTTGTGTATTTGGCGTAACATTGGTATCTTTTAATTGAACATATCTAATACTTCTTAAATCTGAGGGTATTGTAACGTATCTGTTTCCAGTAACTAGGGTAGATGTAGCGTAAAATCTGTTATCATCACTATCAGCATCTCTATATATTCTATTCTCTCCGTTTTTAATTATTGTGTCTAATACAGTTGAAGATAAAACTGTATCATCAACCTCTGTGTAGTTTCTAATATCCGTTTGTAAATTAGATAAAGTATAAGCCATTACTCAGCACCTTTTTTGTGTTTTTTGTTTATCTTATCTTGTTTACGACTTGTAACTTCTTCGTACAACTCAAGATGTTCGTCTTGTTCTGGACAAGCACATTGTTTAATACCAAGTATTTTACAAATAAAATTTTTTATTTTTTTTATCATGATGTTAATGTAACTGGTCCTGCAGACACAGTTGGTCCTCCTGATTCCTCTGTTATACTAGGTGTTGCACCTAATGTAAATGTATACTTATCTAATGTTGTTACTGTTATACTAAAACCACTAGAGTTTTCGTAAGTTGTAAACGCTACACCACCTGGACTACCCTCTACGTTTCTAAATCTAACTGTATCTCCCGATGTTCTACCATGATTTGGTTCTGTAACTGTAATTGTTTGTGACGATGCAGTTATTGAAAAAGGATTATTGCCTAACATAGCAGCAACTGCAGGTTCTATTCTATCAGGTCTTACGTGTCTTAATGATATAGAATCACCATTCATTGGCTTTGGTTCTAATTGTGGTTGTTTTGGTTCAAACTCTGAAACATGAACAAAGGCACCGTTCCATTCTCTAACCATTTCTTTGTATGGAAACTCCATACCTGATCTATCAGATATTGCTCTTGCATATTTACCTGTTGCGTACTTTGCCATTATTTTTTACCTTTTTTCTTTTTCTTCTTTTTGCCACCGGGTCCTAAAGGTTTATCTATTAAACCACCTTTTTTCTTTTCATTTTTTCTTCTCTCCAATTCATTCAAAGCTATTTCTCTAATTGCTTCATCTGAATTATTTATTATAGACTCTAAATTTTTTATGGTGTATTGACCTATGTTTTTTTTAAACTCACCTGGTTTCATTTCACCATAATCACCTACTTTAACTTTTGTTGTCATTATGATCCTGGGTAATAAGCTTTAGGTGTAATGTATGTACTTGAAGCTGACCCATCCTCCTGTAACGCTCTTTGAAACTCGTCTTCGTAAACTAACTTCATGCCCTGCATTAGTTGTGGTGCATATTTCATAGACAGATAATAAGCTAAACCTGAAACCATACATGGTACAAATCTAAAAGGCATATCAGTTGCATTTGTATAAGACCCTGCATCTTGTATTCTTTTTATGTAATAGAAGTGCATATCTTTAGATGCATTTGAAGAATCTGGTGTAGGATAAACACTAATACTTACATGATCTATAAATCTTTGAACCCAGTATTGATTAGGTGTACCTTTAGAGAGTTTGTTAGAAAAACCTGCGTAAGTAGATCTATCTACTTTAGTCATTGGTGAATCTGATTGTGTTGTTTGAGTTCTATTAGATCTTAACTGTGCTTCTAAAACATCTGAGATACCATAGACTCCGTTTGGAGTAGAGACAGCACTTGTGCCGTCACCAGATGATCTAAAAAATTTATACTCTGCTTGACCTTCAATTAAATCTAAATCTAGCTCATCTATTTCCCAATAGTGAATACCTCTATTGCCCCACTCTTGAAGCATTATATTTAGAGACCTTCTTGAAGTTTTTAATTGATAACCAGATACATTTTGAATACCTAATCTCTCAAAAGCTTCTTCTACTATTTCATCAATAGAAAAATTTTTATCGAACGTTGTTGTTCCCGAAGTAGTATTAGCCATTTAAACTCCTAGCCAGTATAGCCAATAGTAACAGATGAAACGTTAGTCATAGTAGCATGAACACCATTTTCGAATCTAATGCCGTTTCCTGGAACATAGATATCTAAACCCTCTGTACCAAAATCAGCTTCAAAAACTTTATCTCCTGAACTACCGGACGAAATATCTCTTAATACCAATACAGAAGAGGCTACACCATTTCCTTGAATGTAAGTTATTCTACAAGGTCCTAAATTAACAGAACCTCCAGAAATAGTTTTTACCTGACCTGTGCTCGCTATATTTGTAAACTTCTGATCTGAACTCATATTTTTCTCCTTAAAATTAAAATGTGGGGCCGAAGCCCCACACTAATTATCTATTAACTTACTGCCGCACTAAACGGAGTTGCTGGTGTTCCAGTACAACCTGAAATCACGTCAACTTTCCATTTACCTGAAGCAATTACTGTACATTCTATTTTTGCAAATGTAACACCACCTGTTGTACTACCATTTAAAGTAATAGTGTCAGATGTTGAAGCTGTTTCAAAACCAACCATGTTATCAGATGAGTCATCAATAAATGATGCACTTCCAATTATAACGTCAGTTGCATTTGCAACTTGTACAACAAGATCTCCAGTCTTCGTAATTGAAGAAAAGATTTCAAATTTTGCACCAACATTAGATAGGTTGTTTAAATCAGCACCTGGTCCTGCAATTGCAGAATCAGAATTTGCATTTGTCGCTGGTAATGTGTAAGTCACTGCTCCTGCTGCATCATTGTGCACAATTTTACCTGAATGGGTAGCAACTGTTAATGATACACTTGAGTCAGCATCTACAACATTAGCCGGACCTGTAGTAATAAATCCTGCTTTGGATGTTACTGGTCCTTGAAACGTAGTGTTTGCCATATTGTTATCCTCCTAGTTTTCCGAATACTGTCTCTAGGCCGTCGACTATACGCGTCAGTATTCTAATTAAATGTATAGTGTGAAAGTTATATAGCAGTTTTAAGTAGAGCGCAAGAGGGCCTGTAATGTGGATTGGATTTTTCCAACGATGTAGCTTTTTATTAAGTAGCTACAGAAACTTGTGGTTCAGAGCCTTCTATCTTATTTTGCAAATGCTCTTTTTGAGCTTCTGCAATTTTAATATGGCTAATCACGTCTCTGACTTTTCTGTCAATCTTAACCATATTGAGAGTATATCTACCCTCTTTAAGATGCTCCTGTTCCCACTCGAGATCCAGACCTCTCTTCTTCACGTAAAGGTCGTTTAGATGTTGCATCATGTTCTCCATTTATAACCTCCTCATAGGTTATTCTGTTTATCTTGGGATTCATCATTTCTCCAAGATAATCCCATTTTATATCTTTTTTTCCTAGTTTGTCAACTATTGCGTTTTCGATATCTAATGGTCCATCGAGACTTTCTATAACAAAATCTGCATGATATTGATATGCATAAATTTGTACTCTGAATTGTTTGAGGTGCATTTTTTCTTTCTATTTTTAAAATGTGGCGAGACTATGTCCCGCCACAAAATTTTAAGTGTTACGCACCTTCTACACCGAAGATACCTCTAGGGTCGGATACTCCAAACGAGTATCTTTCTCTAGCTTTGTATCTTACGTTGCCAGTGTCGAAATCACCTTCCATCGCAGTATTCAATGGTGCTCTTGTGAACATTTTCATACCGTTAGGTACGTCTGTCAAGATATAGAACGCATCTGAATCAGTTAGGTAATTGTTCACTCTATATCCTTGAGGAACCATTCCCATTGAAACGATTGCATTGATATCATTGTCAGCTGTTCCAGTTCTACCTTGAGATTTCATCAATCTCTCAGCTGTAAACTGAAGCTCTGAAGGGATGATCATTTTCAACCCTCTTGCTGCGATTCTAAGACCTCTTTCATCAGTCATTTTAGCGATGTCAATCATTGACTGCTCTAATGACGTTTCGTTAAGATCCGCCTGAGTAGACAGAGTATTTTTAAAAGTACCTGCTACTGTAGGGTGAGATGTGCTAAACAAAGCTACACCATCGCCTGACTTAAACGTTGCAGTTGATGGTAAACCGTTGATTAAAGGCTCAACAGATTTAACTTGTTTTGCATTACTCATAGATCTTGCTAAAGCTTTTGTGTATCTAGCAGCTAATCTATCGTAGAGATTATCTTCGATAGCTTCTTCTGTGATAGCAAATGCTAAAGCTACAGTCTCGTGAGTGTATCTCGCAGTAAAAGTTTCTTGTGCATCATCAAATGATACTCCTGCACCTTCACCTTTTACTTGTGCGTTTCCGAAACCAGATAACATAACTTCTTCTTCAAAAGCTCTGTCACTGTTCTCGTTGGTATAAATCTCAGCATGCTGATTCTCATACCTTTTGTATTCCAAGCCGAATAGTGCATTCAGACCTGGCTCTAGTTCTTTAACTAGTTGTGATCGTGATATTGCCATGTTTTATCTCCTATTCTAGCTATTACGATTGTAACTCAATCAGATTAATACAAACTACTACAGATCTGAAAGCGCCGTTTTCGTCGTTTTCAGGATCTTCCGCAGATCTTAATAATCTAAAAGAAGCAGCATCAGCCGATGTATCGTCGTGATCCAAAGTTGAAGTTGATCTACCAGTAGAGTCGCTTCCTGCAGACGCATTCATATCATACGTTTCAAGATAGCCAGACTGTGCTAAGGCAGCATCAATTGCTACTACATATTGTTGTTGTGGGTTATCGAATACAAAAGCGTCGATGTCTTCTGAGTTCGCCGGTGTTATCGGAGTCTTATAGAAATTCGAAAACGTCGGTTTTAAAGTCGTAGCCGCGTTATAGAATATTCCATTAAGCACACCTAAGATAGGTGCATCAGTCGTTTGACCGTCGATAATGTAACCAGCAGAAGAAGCAACAGCGCCATTTTGGTATATAGTAGTACCATAACCCGCATCGATTTTGTATTTACCTTGCCCAGAAGTCGCTGGAGTTTGTCCTAGCGTTCCTGCAGCAATTAAACCAAAACCTTGAGTGTTTCTATTTGCCATAGTTGTTTCCTTTACAATGTACCTGCCCCGAAGGGCCTCCAGTACGGTTTATTAAAATTCAGTGATTAAAAAAATTATTTTTTCGTACCACCGAAGGTTACACGAGATTGCCTCTCAACATTGATAGGCATTCTACTATCCTGCTCCTTCATTAAATCGTTT